GATTTCAAATTCGGCCATTCTTAAATCATTTAAAATAACAACCTCACCAGACTCCTCGTCAATCACCGCCTGCATGACCTCGACTTCTTTCTTCGTGCCGTCTGGTAATTCAACTTTTTCTTTGCCTGGAATGTCGTAAATCTCAGACGCCATTGAGATATAAACCTCACCATCACGGCGTATTGCAAATTTCTTATGTTCCTGATAAATCATTGACTGCATGTCAAGTCGTGCCTGAAGTGCTAAGACAGCCTTTCCTGAAATATCAGGATCAGCAATGTCTTGAGGTAGTCCAGGATTTGCGACTTCCCTTATTGCACCCGCTGATAATTCAACAGCAGCAGTCAATGCAGGAGGAATATTGACGTTTGGCATCACTGCAACTGATCCTACAGGTAACTCATTTCCATTGGCATCAGTTCGGTTTTGTAACAGATAAGGGTAGTTGTTCTCAGCACCCGCCATCTGATACATATGCTCAAACCCTGCAATCTGTTCCTGAAAAAATATAGGCTTTTCCCGTGGAGACTTGGAAAACATATCAGTCAAATAAGAATATGCAAAGTCCCGCATCCTTTGTGGGTCTATGGTAGGTCTGACTATTCCTTCATAGACCTCCTCACCTTCAACGATAGCGCGCTCACCATATTCAGGAATAACAGGTATGTTTCCACCTGCAATGCGCTCGCCTGTTCGTTCACCGTCAACCATATCACCGTTTAATATCTCAATGCCAGATGCTATGTATTTCCTTGCTTCCCACACCTCTACTGATTTCTCGTCAGTTATTTTATACCCAGCGTCAATCATTTCATCCATGACATTCGTAAGTGCCGACTCTCGCAATATAGTCGTTTCACCAAATGGATCAACCATCGTCAGTAATTTTTCCTTGACCTTTTCACGGTGATAAAATTCAGCTACATATATTTTCTTGCTACCTGTCTTTCCACTTACCCATGGAAACGTGTATGAATGTTCAGGGTGTTTGAATGAACTATCTGATATAGTTTCAAGATCCTCGCCAGTCAATTCATTTACTAATTTTCTGTATCCATCCTCCGAATATGCCGATAAATGAGAATAATAGTCAGCATCTGATTTGTCTATTTTCTTTGCATTTGGATCCCAAAATCCATTATTATTTGCTTCATAAACAGGGCGTCTTACAATAACCTGTTTCTTGCTGCCTGTTTTGTTTGATCGATACTTTGTCTCAATAATCCATGTACCCACACCACACTCAACAGCTTCTTGATCCGCATTTGCAAATGCTTCGAGCGAAGTGTTATGATTAGAGTCCCTTCGATATAATCCATCTGCAAGCTCCGCAACATCATCAGGTGTATCGTTGATTGATTCAAAGTCGTTCTGAATAGGGTTTGATGCAAGGTCGGCAAGAACCTGTCTAATAGCACTCCTGGTCATGTCAAACTCACCAAGATATTCAAGAGGCGCTTGTACTAAAATACCATCATAATGCGACACTCTACAAAAGATTCTATCATATGCTGCGAGTAATCTATTGTCAGTTCCTGAATTAAAAGCCTTGTCGTGTAATCTTTTAAGGTCTAATATTTTTAATGGCATGATCTCGCCCTCTTCTTTTGCATTGTATATCCCATTGGTTTTATGGGTTTAGGCATTACAAAATTCAAAACGTTTGGTCGATACGGTACTCTCATTAACATCATCAATGAATCAGCCAAGTTAGGTGATTGAAACTTAAATTTGGTTTTCATCTCATCCTTGGTGTATAGCTCGAATTTACCAGCGCCGTTAGGCTTGACAGGCATACGACACAACTCAGACCGTAACTTTGAAATCAATGGTAGTTTTGAGTCAAATGAAATTAGATCATCTGGATTATGATATACACCTTTAACAACTGCCAAGTACGTGCGATACATACGTTGTCTTAATGCCAGATAATACTGAGCGCGTTTGTTTCGTAACGCATCTTTGTTTGTTTTTCTATCCTGCACAGGAGATTTTTCAATAGGATCAAACACAGCATCAGGATGGTCAACACCTTCAGATCCTTTAAATTGACTAAGAACTGTGGGTTTGCCCTCGAATGCCCTTGATACATCGCGGTTGAGTCCTACTCCCATGCCGTCACAATCCCAAATAAATGCATCTGAGTTGTGATTAATTGCTAATCCTAACGCCCAGTCTGCACCCTCGTTAATGTCACCGTCTGTCTTTTCCTGTAAGTCGAGTAATACCGAGCCGTGACGAAAAGCGAATCCTTTGTTGTCCGGCCCGGTATCGGAGGGGTCGTGCGATGAAAAACGAATACCTTCAGGCTTGAATCCCAATCTTAAATGAGCATCAATACAAGCGTCAAACCATTCTGCCATAATTAGAGCGTCTTCAACACTATCGTTAAATGCACCTTCCCATATCCAGTCGTATTTAGCACGAGTCAAATTCTCAAAGTCCCATTTTCTTTGTGCCTCTAGTTCGAGATGCCAAGGATTGTCGCGCCAGTTCATTTTGATTATAAGGTGCATATCATCTTCGTATATACCCTTTGCATTAATATCACCAAGGAAAGGCAGAATAAATCGTTTTGAGAATGGGTCAGCTGAGGACTGTGGATTAGCAGTAAAGTATAGTTTATAATCAATAGCCCGGAATGTTGGGATTACAATGTCAATTGTCTCTTCACTGAACGCATGTGCTTCCTCTCCCCAAAAGTACTTGAAATTCTGATACGATTGAATTGATGACGGGCTACGATCTAACCCACGGAATCTAATCCCACCGCCTGTTGTGCAATCAATCTTCTGTTTGTCAATGTTAAATCCTGGAACAGGTATAGTTTCGATCAGGCCCTTGAATAGTTTATGAACAGACTCATCAATACTATTTTGATACTCCCTTCCGCATAATACGTCTGCCGCCTCAGTCTGGCAACGTTTGAGCAACTCACGCCCAATACTTTCAGACTTTGCGCTGGACCTCCCACCAAAAAGCACAATGATTTTAGCGCCTGTTTTTAATATGGGCTGTGCTATTCGCGGTAGTTGTATTTTTGGCATTATGGTTTTGTCACCCTCGCAATGACTTTGTCTCTTTTTGTAATCTCAAATGGCAGATCAGATAAATGCGCTGAGATACCCGTATTTAGCTCCCGGATACTGACCTGTCTTAATGTTGCTACATTGAGCGCCGATGTTGCTACATTTTTGACCGATTTTGACCTGATTGTTGCTACCTTGGCTTTTAATGTTGCTACCTTGTTCTGTTTCTCTTTCCCAGTATTCCATATATGAGGGTCTCCCAGCCTGTGACACTGCCCGCAAATACTGCATTTAGGTGCTTTCGTGCTCATTTATTTTCCTTCGGGTCAATGATCTCTGTCTTCCACACCAAGTCCTTGCCGCCGGGACCGGATACGCGCTTATTGTCAGTGAAATCAGCCTCTGACCGACCCAATAGCTCTGATGCTTTCTGACGGTCTTTAATATCTATATCTGGATCTCGCATAGAATCAGTCCAAAACTGTTGTCTTTCTTCTCTATCTGCTATCTTAGATTTGTTTCGTTTAGTCTCTCGATCCTTTATAGCCTTAGTTATCTTAAGTTTCCTTAAGTTCTGGTCTCCCATCTGAGCAAGTGTGTTATCATTGCCTTTGTAACCTGCTTTTCGAGCCGCGTCTGTAGCATTGCCATCGTAAAAATCAATAAATCTTTGTTGTTTTGGAGTAAATTTAGGTGTGTCGGTCATTTTTCAAATCCATATAATTTTACTAATCAATTAGCTCCCCATGCTCTCCCAGTGCCTTGATGAGCGATTCTGTTTGATCCTGAGTGGCAGTGCTAAAATCAATCGTGCTTGAAGTCCAATTATAAGTGTAAGGCACGTCAAGGTCATCTGCTATACGCATAAGCGTTTGTAATTGATTCGCCTTCTCAACGTTCTCCTTGTCTAATGTTGCGCTCAATTCCCCTCCAATTTAACACGGTTTCCACAACTTAAACATTCAATGAACGAAATCCCAGCCTCTGACAAAATAAAACTATCAACATGAATTTCTAAACTTGTCTCACCACACGAAGGACACGCTACGACATAGTCAACCTTTTCGTGCATATTTATAACTTCTGTGG